TATACCAATGAATTGCGAAGCTGAGAAATGTATTTTTGCAACAACATGCCCATTGCTAAAAGAGAATCTTGCACCAAAAAACAAACCGTGTCCAATCGAAATGTCAATGGTTGCTCAATTTACTACAGAATATTTAGAACAGTTAGATGTTAATCCAAACAATTTAGTAGAAGTTTCGATGGTTAGAGACTTGGTAGATCAAGAAGTCCAATATCTTCGCAAAACAAAGTTACTTGCAAAAGAACATTTTATTCAAGAAAATATAATTGGAATTGACCGAGATGGTCAACCGATACTTAAGAAAGAATTACATTTAGCAGTTGAGTTAGAGGACAAACTTCATAAGAGAAGAAAAGATTTAAGAAATCAACTATTGGCCACTAGAGAAGCTAAGGCTAAGGTTGGGCAAGTTCAGCTAGATACCGCTCAAGCAATTTCGGACATCATAGGAAGAGTACAGGCTGTAGAAAGCCAAAGAGAAAAACTGTTAAGAAAAAAGCTGGGTACATCAGAATTGGATGATTACATCATAGACTCTGAGGTGGTTGAAGAGCAAAAGCAAGGATAAATCATGCCTCGCAAGTTAACAAAGGCTGAAAAAGCGCTCAATGCAAGTAGAAAAAGGTATGGCTACAAAGGCCTGCCTGGACTTGGCATAGGCGCTGTATCCCCGTTGCCAGTTGCAGCAGATGAAACAGCTCCTGTATTTGGTGAGTTGTTTTCAATGTTTAGAAATTTAGGTGAAGAAGTATTCCCAGAGCTAGATTCAGACGCTAAAGTAATAGAAGCAATTTCTAGAAATATTGAAACTCCAGTAACTGTGGGATCTTCTGGCTACAGAGCCGCAGTTGGAACAGTAGATGAACAAATGGCTGGATACAAGAAATTTGAATCAGCATACAGAAAAGCTATTCAGATAGAACTAAACGAAGGTGTAGGAAATTCTGAGGCTAGAAAAATATTGTTAAGAAAGGCGCTAGACCCATCATCTCAAATAAATCTTAATTTAATTTCAAGCAGACAAGCTCAAAGAGACTTAAGAGAAAATTTTGGATCAAATTTTTTTCAAATAGAAAGAGTTATAAAAAACATAGGACTACCAGGTATATTTACTCCGTCCACAAACCCAGCTAGAGCAACTGCAAGATACGCTGTTTCATCAGCGGGTGGATATGAACCAGCCATTGATATTTTGCAATCAGCAACTATTTCAATAGACCCATCTGCTGTAAAAGGCGCCTATACTCCTCCATCTGTGTCTTTTAGGATGGGCATGAGCTCACTGCCGTCTTCTAGAACTTTAGAACAAAGAGTGGCAAGAGGCGGAAGATTATCTTTTGAACATTTGCCAGATGGCGCAATACTTCATTCGCTAGACATAGAAGCAGAAGATGTTACGCCAGATGCTTTAATGAGATCACTTTCAATTGGTAGTGATAAATTGTCAAAAGATGCAAGTGGTAATATATCAATTAGTCCACTACCAGGAATAGAAAATCAAGAATTTGGATCTGCTTTAATAACACCAAAGCTAAAAGGCTTACCATCAACAGATCCAACAGATTTAAGCAGAACAATGGATTTTGCTACAGCAACAGCAAGAAGGGAAACTGAATTTGGTGTAGCTTCTGCAAAAGTTAATATTTTTGATGCAAGTAAAATATTTGATTTAACAACGGGGGAAGGAAGAGAATCAGCTGCAAAGCACTATATCAAAATGCTTGAAGAGGTGAATAAAACAGGTCACTATGTAGTTGCAACAAACGCTGAAGCATATGACATACCAAAACTTGCTCAAACACTCAGATCTATAAAAGAGTTTGAGGGTATGGGGGGATTGCCTGTACTTGAACAGTTTGAAGAAAAAATGGCAAATGGTGGTTTGATAGACACGCTTGGATTAGCTAGAGATGTGCTTAATAATAAATTAGCTCAGAGATTATCTACAGCAACAAGTAGCACTGAAGAAAAAGCTTTGCTAGCATTTAAAACATTATTATCAGAAGATGTAAGACATACAACAACAGTAGCTGGTCAATCCGTTTCTGGATTTGGTTTAGGAAACATGTTACAATCAACCAACTTACTGCAGTTAATGGCAGAATCTGGAGATACTAATCAAATTGATTTAATTAATACCTTAGCTACATCAAATGCAGCACATACAGGTCCAGTTGACAGAAGGGTATCACTGTATCTTGCATCACATATGAATAATCTTGATTTTGCAGATCCAGATACCGGGTTAGACTTGTCGCTTTTGCCAAAAGATGTTAGAGAAAATATTTTAAGAGCTCAAAGAAACATAGCAGCGTCAAGAGCAACGGTACTAACAACAAACATTTCAGATCCAAGGGAGTTAGTTCGTTCAGCTTATGATCACATAACTGGAAGTGATGCAATACAAAAAGTTGAATTGGGGATATCTCCACAAGGAACAGAAAATGCCGTTTCAGAACTTGCTGGTCTCAAAGGAACTATAAAGTTTGACCCTAATTCAAGAACGTTTAAGCTATTTACTGGACCTGATGCAGTAGCTCAATCCTTACCAGCAGGCTTTGATGCAGAAGCCCATATTAGAACTACTTTACAACAAATGAGAAGTGTACCAGCTGGATCTGATTTACCAAATAATCAAACTCAAATACTTTCATTAGGAGTAAGTCCAATGCAAATTGGAGAAATTGATTCTATTAATAAATTGATAACTGGCTCAAGAACAACTCCATTAATAGATGCAGTTACGCCAAGGATAACTGATGCATCAGAAGCAGACTTTATTGGTGGATTAACTGCAACAAGAAGTACAATCAAGCTACCGTTTATGGAAGACACTGGGACTATACCTACATCTGTAACTAGTTTAATGAGAGGTAGGTTTGAGGCAATAATGCCAGCAATGGCAGATGTATACAGAGATACCTTGTATAAAGCCGGCATTGGTTCAGCATCAATAAATCCAGAAATTAGATCAGCATTTGTTACACTATCTGAACTTACTTCGGCACGAGGTGCAGCAAACAGGGGTCTTGTAGAATCTGCATTGAGCGGACTTGATGACCTATCTACGCCAGAAGGGATCCGTAATAACGTAGCAAGGGTAACAGAAATGCAAGCAAAACTTGGCGACAGTATGAAACACTTTAGTGATTTAGGAATCTTTCATGCTGGTACACAACAAGAACTTGTTAGAGACGAAAGTATTTTTATGGTCCCATCTTCTATTCTGGGAAAAGTACAAACATTAGATTCATCTGGTAAAAAAGTTGGGCTACTAACACAAGAAGGACTTAATTCACCATTTAGTGCAGTAAGACTTTCGGTAGCAACTAGAGGGGATCCTGATCTGAATCCAACAATTAATGCGGTTCTTGGCGGAGAAGCTCTTAGGGGCAATGGAGCACGCGCAAGAAGAGCTGCTTTCGTAGAAGCTAGGTCAACATACGAGGCTACTCACGAACTATTTGCTCCATATAAGGGAAGACCAGAAGCTATGGTAGAGGCAGGATTAGCAAGTAGTAGAGATCAAGCATTAGAACATCTTTCATTTTTTGGTGCAGCAAGTAGAACACGAGAAAGAACCGCCAGAGTAATGGAATTATTTGAAAAAACTCAAAAAAGCGGAATAGTAATAGCTTCAATTGAGGGAGAAGCAAGTGGCGCAGGAGATATAAAAAGAGTGCTTGATACGGTTGCAGAAGGAATAGACTCTGACACTTTAGCTAAGCTAAAAGGCTTAACCTATAATTTAGCAGGTGTAACAGAACAAGGTGTCACTTTAGCCCCAAGAGTTTCACAAGAAGCGCTAAGAGAAGCTGGTAGACTTTCAACAGGAATAGCAACAGATTTAGCTAAAAGAACGTCAGGAACATCGCAATTAGATTTATTAAAAGCAGGAATCAGAAGGGGTGAAGAAAGTCCTGAGTTTTTTGGTAAATTAGAAAAAGCAACAAACGCAGCTAGTGAATTTGGAATTAATAGAGACTTAATGAACAAAATGAAAAAAATTAAACCTAAAGTTTATGGTACCGTAGCAGCTGTGGCTGCGCTAAGTGCGGGTTACTATTTAGCTACAAGGAAATCTAAACAAGATCCATTAGATGAGGTAATGGAACAACAGCCACTGGAACAGACAGGACCAATGTCAATTAGGGACTTTAATCAAGTTGATAAAGCAATGGCAAGTCAAACCTCATCAAGAAGAGATCCATTAGTCACAGCTGGAGTTGTAGGAAATTTAGATCGAAATAAAATAGGCCATACCCAAATGGGCGCAAATAAATATAATCACCTTTACGGAGCATAGATATGCCACTAAGATCAACAATGATAGACATAGGCACAAGAGGAGCCAAGGCCGTTAGTACAGGCGCAAGGAACTATTCTGGTATGGGTAAAGCTGGCAAAGTTGGAATCGCAGCACTTATGGTTGGTAGAGGAATAAAAGGATTATATGATGCAGTTGCGCCAGCCACAATAGACGCTGGAATGGACATTGCTTTTGGCGACCCACAAGCAGATAAAAAAGTATTAGGAACTGACTTAAATCCTACCATGATGTATGGAGCATCAGGTCTGCCTGGATCAGGATTTGTAGGAAGAATGTATGGTCCAAACGCTATAAAAAAGGGAGCAAATATTGGTGGTAAAACAGCTTTCGGATTTGCTGCTGGCGGTGCAGTAGCTGGCGCATATGCTGGAGCAAAGTTTGGCAAAAAACTTGGTTTTGGAGCCATGGGCACAGCTGCTTCAACAGCAGCTGGTGCATTCATAGGAGGCTCAATAGGCACAGCTGGTGCTGTATCTGGCCCAATAGCAACAGCAAAGGCCAACCAGCAAATAATGACTCAATCACCATTTTATAATCAATCAGCACTTACTGCTGAAAGATTAAATGCAAGCGGAAATATAGTTCTCGGTATGCATAATCAGAGGAGAGGCTAATGGCCATAAAAGGAGCAGCACCTAGCCCAATGGAGGAACCAGATGTAAGCTCTGGTTTTGACTTTGGTCAGTTTACGCCAGGTATAAAACAAGCTGCACTCATTAACGCTAGACGCTATGGCAACACGATGCTTAATGGCGGCTTTATGGATGTTGCTGGTAGTGGAACTGCTAGACAAGTCAGAAGAGCCCAAAAATATGGTGGAGTTGTAAATGGGCAAATGCACAGACCAGGAGGTGCAACATCATTCTTTGGTGGAGGTAGAAACCCATATAACGCATCACCGTTCTTAGCAAAAAGAGCAGCTAAAGCAGCATCAGCTGGTAAAACATCAATGGCAGGTCCAGCCATGGTTAACAACATAAATCCAAGGGCAATAAATAGATTTAATACTATTGGTGCACTTGGTGGTGGAGATATAAAAGGATCGTATAATGCTTTTCAAGTTCTCAGTGGAGGTATAAATAATTTAGGAAAAAGAGCTGCAAAACATGAAGGCCTTAGAAAGACAATGGGCCTTGCAGACAACTTTGATGGAGAAAAAGATAAGGTTTTTAGCGGTGGAGTTTTAGGAAGAATAGACACTCTTAATAAGTTGCATGGCGTAGAACACACTCTAAGACTTGGAGAAGCTAAGGGTGGAGCTAGCGCTTTGCAGGGGAGAGCTTTAAAGAAATTTACAACAGCTCAAACCCAAAGAGCAACAATGGTTCAAAATATAACGCAAGTACAGTCGGCAGCAAACCCAGGAATGAATGCAATACAGAATGGAAGAAATGTTAGGCTTCAAGCCCAACTAGCAAGATCAGCAAGTAGAAGAAGTATGATGACTGGTTCAAGAATACTTGCTCCTGGAACCGTTGCACCAGTTGGCGCAATGACTGCCGCATCCAGAGGAGCCGCGATAACTGCTACAGCAACCGCAAATGCTGCAGCGGCAACTAATGCAGCAGCAATAGCTGCAAATCCATCAAATGCAGTAGCATCGAGTATGACATCAGGAATAGTAAGCAATAGAATAACTTCATTTTATAATGGTGCTCTAAATGCAGAAAATATGAGCGCAAGAAATCTTGCAACTTTAAATAAAGGTTTTAAGGCAATACATGGTGGAGACAAGGCTGCAAGCCGTGGAGCTATGGCACTGTTTAAGACTGAAATGTCAGCTGGAGGTAGATACGGAGGCAACGCCTTTATGCGCGGTAAGGGTGGAATAAAAATGATGACAACTGGCGTACAGATGATGAAGGCTGGATCTAAAGGCGCAGGCATACTTGCAATGAAGACAGGAGCAACAAGGCTCGGTGGTGCAGCATTAGGACCACTTTCGATAATGGCCAACGCTCAATTGATGTATGATATAGGTAAGGGTGTTGGTAAGATAGCAGTTGGCGGAATGAACCTTGCCAAGGATGCAGTTAAGTCAATGCAAGGAACTATTAATAAACCAATGTTTGGTACAGGATTTAAAGACAACGAAGTAGCAGCAACTTCAAGATCTAGAGGTGTCATGGCAATTCAAAATTCAAGGCTTAATGCACGAAGCTTACTTGGATCAGAAGCTGGTATGATGGCGTCCCATTTTGGATAATCTATGAACTCTTTGCAAAACAAAACAATAGCATTTAGAAAATCATTAGAAAAACTTTCTAGAGAAGATTTAATTGAAATTATTAAAGACCAAGATGTTGAAACATTCAAACAAATAAATAGAATTGAATGGGTTTTTAAAAATAAATTAAATCATCTCAACTGGTCTAGTGGTGAACCAATTGTAGAAAGACCATTAACAAATAAAGAATTAGCACTTTTGATTGATGAACCATTTGAATTAGATCTTGAATTAATGGATCTAGGAATTTCTGCCGAACAACAAAGACAAATACATATAGCTAAAGATCCTTGCATTTGGGCTAGACAATTTCTTGAAGCAGAAACCAGAGTTTATCAAACTTTGATTCTCCGTGATCCAGCAGTAAGAAAAGTTCTTAGAGCTGGTCGTCGTCTTGGCAAAACTTTTAGTATGGCAATTGCACTCATTCATTATAGCTACACACACAAAGACGGAAGATGTCTTGTTATTGCGCCAATGAAATCGCACGTTGAATTGATTTATCAAGAAATTTTAAGACTTGCCTCTAAGAATGAAATTGTTACAAATTCAATAATAAGAAAAGTAACAAGCCCTCAATTCATGATTCAATTTACTAATGGTTCAACAATTCGATTCTTCACATCAGGCATGCGTTCAGGTGGCAAATCGGACGTAGCCCGTGGTCAAGAAGCACACATGATTGTATTAGACGAAATGGACTACATGCATGCGGACGACTTAGATGCACTTTACGCAATGCTCCAAAAGACAGCAGAAGATCAACCAGATAAGGTTTTGATTGGTGCATCTAC